TGTGCTAGACGTGGAACACTACAAGAAGAACTAAACAACGTTATTGCTAACGAGATACAAAGAGCAACTGGTAGTTCCAATGTAGGCGTGTACTTACAAGCGACACATGGTTGTTGTGAAAACAGAGGCATTGGTGCTCACAGTAGTTTGACACAGACAACTGTACTACGTGGTGCATTTAATGATGACATGGGTACTAAAAAAGAATTCATGGATAATATCAAACTGCAACAAGAGTTTGCTTGTAACAAATAGAAAGGTGAGTATGAAAATTTCTAGTAAAGATCCAGGCACAGGGCATTTTGCCGTTAGCTTGGTAAAAAGCATTTTTAGATTGGTAGCATCAGCTATATTGATTTTAGCAGGATACTACTTGTATGGTGCGGAAAATTACACAGACTTGTTATTATCAGATGCAGGATACTTTTTGATGTTAGCAGGAGGTGGACTTTTTTGTGCCGAGGTGCTTGGCATTGTAGAGGAGATTGTATAATGAAATTAAGTGAATTTCGAAAAAAGTTTGGTGAAGGTACAGATTTTGATCTTGACTATGGAAAACTTTTTATTATCGCTTTGTGTATATACATTGCAGTTAAGGTAAGCTAATGAAACTAAGATATTCAGAAGCATTTTACTCAGTGCAAGGAGAAGGCCGCTTTGTTGGTGTGCCTTCTGTTTTCTTACGTACATTTGGTTGTAACTTCCGTTGCTTGAACTTTGGCTTGTCTAGAGGCGAAGCAATGAGAGATGAAAAACAAAAAAATGGAATCATACGTAATGCAGAAGTACAAGGCTTAATAGATAATAATGTACATAAAGATACAAAAGAATTTAACGATTTGCCAATCATACACACAGGTTGTGATACTTATGCAAGTATCTATCCTGAATTTAAACATTACAATATGTTAAAAGGAGTCGATGAGGTTGTTGAACATCTTTGTAGTCTAACACCAAATGGCAAATGGGTGCAGGACAATGGACAAGATATTCACCTTATTATGACAGGCGGAGAGCCGTTGTTAGCGTGGCAACGTCTTTACGTTGAATTATTTGAACATCCACGTATGAAGGATTTGAAGAATGTTACATTTGAAACAAATACTACACAACTTCTTCACGCAGACTTCAAGAATTATCTACAGGATCAAGACAGATTTGAAGTCACTTGGTCTTGTTCCCCAAAGCTCTCTGTTAGTGGAGAACCTTGGGAAACTGCTATCAAGCCTGAAGTGGCTGTTGATTATGCTGATGTGGGCGGTAGCATTATGTATCTTAAGTTTGTTGTTGCTGATAGAACTGACATCGAAGAAGCTGGTAGAGCTGTCGAAGAATATAAAGCCGCTGGCATCAACTGTCCAGTCTATCTTATGCCGTTGGGCGGTCGCAGTGAAGAATACAATCTTAATGTCCAAGAGGTGGCTAACATCTGTATGGAAAAGGGATGGAGGTTCACGCCAAGACTACACATCAGCTTATTCGGAAATGCCTGGGGAACATGAGGCATATGAAGAACAAGATAAGAGTGGAGATGGACTTGACGAACTTAGGAGGAAAGGAATAATATGAACTGGGAAAAAATGAAAGAAACTTTAGGTATAAAACCTAAAATTATGGATGCTCAGAAAAAACTTTCACCTGAAGAAGAAAGAAGAGCTGTTCTTGCAAAAGAAAAAGAACAAGCAACTAAGGATGGTAAACCTTGGGTAGGTGTGTTAGACACTAAGGTGAATCCAGATAATATCAAAAATGGTTTCTTTGAACTAGATTGGAATAACGAATTTATCGAGCAATTACTCGATGCTGGTTATTCTGGTGAAACTAATGAAGATATTGTAGATGCTTGGTTTAAAACTATAGCAAGGCAAATACTCGAAGATGAAGGATTAGACCCAGATAGGGGAGCAGGATTCATTGATACAAAGGGTATTGGCAAAGGTAAGGCAGAAGTTTCTTGACATCTTCAGTAAAAGGCACTATAATATAATAAAATTGTAAAAGGCAAATGTAATGACATATATTTTGGTAGATACTGCAAATACCTTCTTTCGTGCAAGACACGTTGTACGTGGAGATCTTGATACTAAGGTAGGTATGGCTTTTCATATCACACTTGGTAGCATACGTAAGGCATGGAACGATTTTGAAGGTGCTCATGTTGTATTCTGTTTAGAAGGTCGTAGCTGGCGTAAAGATTTCTATGAACCTTACAAAAGAAATAGAAGTGATGCTCGTGCGGCACAAACAGTATCGCAACAAGAAGAAGATAAAGTTTTCTGGGAAATGTTTGATGAATGGAAAGAGTTTGTAACTAATAAAACAAACTGTTCAGTATTACATCATCCTGAACTAGAAGCTGATGATCTTATTGCAGGTTGGATACAAGCACATCCTAATGATAATCATGTTATTATATCAACAGACGGTGACTTTGCACAATTAATTGCTCCTAATGTGAAGCAATACAATGGTGTAAGTAACACAATTATTACACACGAAGGCTACTTTGATGATAAGAAAAAACAACCTATTGTAGATAAAAAGACAGGCAAACCTAAGGAGGCTCCTAACCCAGAGTTCATGTTATTCGAAAAATGTATGCGAGGAGATACGAGTGACAATGTTTTCAGTGCTTATCCTGGTGTAAGAACAAAAGGCACAAGAAACAAAGTAGGACTAATAGAGGCTTTCGAAGATAGGCAGACTAAAGGTTTTAATTGGAATAATCTTATGTTACAACGTTGGACTGATCATGATGGTAACGAACATCGTGTACTAGATGATTACAACAGAAATGTAACACTATGTGATCTTTCTGCTCAGCCTGGCAACATTAGATCTATTATTAATGATGTTGTTGAAGATGCAATGGAACCAAAGAAAGTTTCGCAAGTGGGGTTACACCTTATGAAATTCTGTGCAAAACACGATATGCAAAGAATCGCTGATAACGTACAACAATATGCAGAGGCTTTAAATGCAAAATACGCATAAAGGAGGTAATATGACAATTAAAGCAAAACCGATACTAAAGAACAAGTTCTGGATTATCGAATCGGACGGTGAAAGAATTGGTACATTATCTAAACAAGAAGATAAAAGATACATGTACAGTTGTGCAACCGGGACAGAATATTTTTCAGATACAAAATCATTTAACAGTTACATTGGAGGAGTAAGTTGGGACAAAGCATCTATTTCTGATGCAGGTTCTGTAAACAAAGAGATACATGGATTTTCAACTTCGACTACACCATTTAATGTAATGTACAATGTGCAAAAGAAACTTCCACTTTTTACAAAGAGCAAAAAGAGTAAAAGTTTATATTGTGCAGGATATTATATAATTAGATTCGACAAAGGCTGGGTAAGAAGTTTTTGTCCTAAATTAGTAACTCTTGAATCATATCCTTACAAAGGACCTTTTAAAACAGAGTTTACTATGCGACAGGAGTTATCAAATGCAAACAAACGAAGCAATTAATATTATTCCTATACAAAAGTATATTCAACAAGTTAAAGTAGCAGATGCAGGTCAACACAAAGAAATACGTATGACTATGCAAGAAGCAAAGAATTTAATGTATGCTTTAAGTACTGTAATGGCTAATCAACAGGGTAGATTAGAACAATTAATTATAGATAATAAAGGTAATGCCGATGAAGTTGTAACTGTTACAATGGACGGCGGTACAGGCTGGAAATAAAACACACACTTTACCTCTAAAAAGAGATAAATATATGCGTAGTTATTTAAAAAGGATACGCATATGAGTAGACCAAAACCTACTGTTATTTTAGAACACGTTGATAAAGCATCGTATAAATGCGAACAAGTATTAAAAGCTGAAGCAATTTGGGCTGTCTTTTATCAAGGTGCTCCATTTAATTTAAAAACATCAAATGCTATAACAAACTATCCAGGACCTAAATATAAAAAGGTATCATTTTCAAATCCGGGACATGCACACAATCTTGCAAAGAAATTGAATGACATGTTTAACACCAAAGACTTTGAAGTGTATAAGTTGACACAAGGTGAAATGGTTACTGATGAATGAACTGGAAAGAAACATACACTAAAATCTTCCTTAAACAAGCAGATATAGCGATTAGTGAAGCAACGTTGAAGCAGTACATGCCAGTATGGTGGCAAAATACTCGCGGAAAAAGCACTGGTGGTTTAAGGCTAACCGATGATGGCTTCGACTTTTTACTTGAAAAGTTGGATCTTCAGATGTATGAAATACCCTTTCCAAAAGATTTCACTATGACTACACAAACGGTGATCTTCCTAGATCAATTCATCAACTGCCCGTATTATCTATCTCCAAGAAGCATATACGTAACGGACGAAAAGAAGTCAATGGAACTGCATCTTTTTTCCGGAGATCTGCGGAAATATGGACTGGTCAAAGCAATAGAACGACAAAAAAATTAACATTTTGGCAAAAAAGAGGTTGACTTTAATCTAAGTGATGCTATACTGTATGTATAGTTAGAAATAGGCACTGACTTAGAAAAAGGAGTACAAAATGGATAATATCGCACTTAGAACAGTTTCACCGAATGGCGCAAAAAGAAGCATTCGTAGAGCGTTCAAAAAACAAAGACCAATCTTTATTTGGGGACCTCCAGGTATTGGTAAATCAGAAGTAGTTCATCAAATTGGTGATGAATACAAGAAATCATTAGTAATTGACATTCGATTGTCATTATGGGAACCTACAGACATCAAGGGTATTCCATACTTTGACGCAGTACAGGGTAGAATGGTATGGGCACCACCGGTAGAACTTCCGGATGCCGAGACTGCTAAAAAGTACGATATCATTATCCTGTTTATGGACGAAATGAATTCTGCTCCGCCAGCAGTACAGGCGGCGGCATATCAGTTGATTCTTAACCGTAGGGTTGGAACTTACCACTTGCCAAAAAACGTTGTAATCGTTGCGGCAGGTAACAGAGAAGCTGACAAAGGCGTTACTTATAGAATGCCTGCTCCGTTGGCAAACAGATTTGTACACTTGGAACTATCAGTTAATTTTGATGATTGGTTTCAGTGGGCAGTAACAAATGACATCCACGAAGATGTTGTAGGTTATTTGACATTTGCAAAGAAAGACTTGTATGACTTTGATCCTAAGAGTCCTAGTCGTTCTTTTGCAACACCTCGTTCTTGGTCATTCGTTTCCGAGTTACTCGAAGACGATGATGACGAGAACACCACTACCGATTTGGTAAGTGGTGCAGTCGGCGAAGGACTTGCCGTAAAGTTCATGGCGCATCGTAAGGTTGCTTCGAAACTTCCGGATCCAATTGACATTCTAAATGGCAAGGTGAAGGAAATTGAGACCAAAGAAATCAGTGCCATGTATTCCTTAACGGTCTCACTTTGTTATGAACTGAAGGACGCTTGTGATAAAAATGATAAAAAGTTCGACGATAAAGTCAACAACTTTTTACGTTTTGCAATGGACAATTTTGACACTGAATTGGTTGTTATGGGTATCAAGTTAGCCCTCACTCAATACTCACTTCCAATTGATCCTGATGAGGTCGAGTGTTTTGATGAGTTCCACAATCGTTTCGGCAAGTACATTCAAGCCGCACAGAGTGCCTAAGGCACAAGGAGTTTGGACGTCTCCTTCAAAAAAACGTCCATTTTCTCTTGACAAACTAGAGAAATTATGTTATATTAAATACATAATAAGGCACTGAAGGAGAGGCAACATGAGTATTGATACAAAAGGTTTTGAACCAAATCCAGACATAACAGAAGAAGAACTATTGGCTATGCGAGCTGACGTGGCTGATAGAATCATTGTAGCAAGAGTAGGTTTGCTTCTTAGACATCCGTTTTTTGGCAATATGGCCACTAGACTGAGAGTACAACACTGTGATGATTGGTGTCCTACTGCCGCTACAGATGGCAGAAATCTATACTACAATACACAATTTTTTAATGCACTTTCTAACAAAGAAATAGAATTTGTTATTGCACATGAGATACTTCATTGTGTATTTGACCATATTATTAGACGTGAAGATAGAGATGCGGTAATTTATAACATCGCTTGTGATTATATTGTTAACAATACATTGGTTCGTGACAGTATTGGTGAGCCAGTAAAAATGATTCAGATATTCCAAGATTTCAAATATGACGGTTGGACTTCAGAGGAAGTCTATGATGAGATTCATAAAAAAGCTGAAGAGAACGGTAAGAAGTTTTTAGAGCAAATGGGTGAACTTCTTGATGAACATATTGATTGGGAGAAATCACCAAAAGAAGGTAAAGGCAAAAGCAAAAAAGGTAAAGGTAAAGGAAACAATAGGCCAACATATACAAAAGAAGAGCTTGGTAAAATTAGAGATGAAATCAAAGAAAATATGATTTCTGCGGCACAGGCGGCTGGTGCAGGTAATGTTCCAGGTGAGATCGAAAGAATGATCAAACAACTAACTGAGCCTAAAATGAACTGGCGTGAAATACTTAGACAACAGATTCAAGCTACAATTAGAAGTGATTATACGTTTAGCCGTCCTAGCAGAAAAGGTTGGCATACAGGTGTAGTTCTTCCTGGCATGAACTTTGATCAACAAATTGATGCCGCAATTGGTATTGATATGAGTGGATCAATTGGTAATGATCAGGCAAGTGTGTTCTTAACAGAAGTTAAGAGCATAATGGATGAATTCAAAGAGTACAACTTGAAGATCTGGTGTTTTGATACAAAGGTTTATAACGAACAAGACTTTTCATCTACAGAAGGCGACGATATTACCGATTACAAAATCATGGGAGGCGGTGGAACCGATTTCATGTGTAACTGGTCTTATATGAAAGATAATGACATTGTTCCTAAAAAGTTCATTATGTTTACAGACGGATATCCTTGGGATAGCTGGGGTGAAGAAGATTACTGTGAAACTGTTTTTGTTATCCACGGTAATCATGATAGAAGTTTATTAGCACCATTTGGTACTACTGCACACTATGAGGATGCCGCTTAAACATGAATTTAAAAGGAAAAATTTCTGCCCAAGACTTTTTCGAGATAAGGAGATTGAAATATAAAGCTCGACATCTTGCAGTAATTGACTTACCGAGTCAATATAATCTGGAAGATGCTCTTGAAAAATGGATAGAAAACAACCTCAAAAAACGTTATTATCTTAATAAAACAGTGGGCTTGACTAAAGCAAACAAGGTAGAACAGGTTATGAGAGTGGGTTTTGAAGACCCAAAAGAGCTGTCATATTTCGTTTTGGCGTGTCCACTTTTAAAATACAAGTAAATATAATGTGCATATATAACTAAGAAGGAGTATATAATATGTCGACAGAACAAACTAAAGCACCAGAAGCTCAACCAGCGGCACAGCCACAAGCTGGAGCACCGGTTGAATTGACAGTGCAAGATCTTGGAGTACTAAGATCGATTATTGACGTTGCATCACAAAGAGGTGCATTCAAAGCCAACGAAATGGAAGCAGTTGGCAAAACATACAACAAGCTGGACACTTTCTTACAGCAGGTTCAAAAGGCTGAAGAAGAAGCTAAAAAGACAAACGAAGCCAATAAGGAAGAGTCTAAAGGAGACAAGTAATGGCGGAGATTAAACACGTAGGAAGATTCAAAGAAAATCAACGAAAATTAGTAGTTGCTTACAGAGTCATTCCTGGAGACGCAGAAGCAAAATCTGCATTAGTCATTGATACTGCATCTTTAGGAGATGCTGATCATGACACACTTATGAAGACAGTTGAAAGCCCTGCAGGACAAGAAGCATTTGAATTTGCAGAAGTTATGGCTAGAACACCACTGTCGGATGGTGCAAATATGTTAGCAAAATTTCATGCTTCAGGTAAGCTACAAAAGGTAGCAATGGAACATGTTGAAATGATGCCAACACCAACTTACACTGTAGGCTTAGATGAACTTAACAAAGTTATTGCTGAGCAAAGAGGAACAACTATTGCAGGATTGGCATTAAAAGATCCAAACGAGCTTCCTGAAGGAACTACTATCCAAGAAGCTGGATCTGTTAGCAATATGCCTAAAACTTCAAATGTACAAGCAGAAGCACAGGCGGCAAGAGTACAAGCACCAGACAATGGTGTTCTAAGCGATGAAGATCTTGCGGCAAGCTATCGGTCACAAGCTGATAGAATGTACAAAGAAGCAAAACGTCTAAGAGAGCAAGCAGAAGAACTGGTTCCTACCAAGAAGAAAAGTAAAGCCAGTGTCAAAACGGCTTCCTGATGATGTAGTAAGATATTGGCCAGACGTACTTAAAGACATTGATATAAAAACAGTTCCCATAGACTATTTAAGTTCTATTAGAATAGAATATAAGAATGGTAAGATTTGGGAAGTTGATTGCAATGCAAAAAGATCGACTGGAGCAGATCTAGACAACTCCATAGCAGATCTATTTAAAACCTATGGGGACGATATCTTACACGTTGATTTTAGGCTTAATACACCCAAGTTAAAGCGAGACATAGAAAAAAAGACTCGTGCTTTCTTCAAAAACCCAACTAAAAAGAAGAAGTAAATAAATGTGTATTTGGCATAAATATATATAACAATGAATTAGGAGCATTACATGGGTACTTTACGATTAAAACGAGGCACTAAAACAGCATTGCAAACCACTCCAGGTTTTACGCCAGCTGAAGGTGAACTTGTTTATACCACAGACAGTAAGGAAGTTTTTGTCGGAGACGGTTTAACCCAAGGCGGAATAGCAGTTTCCGTTAGTACACAAAACCTTGAAGATTTAGGTAACGTTCAAGCACTTGCGGCACAGAAAGATCAAATACTTGTATACAATGGATCTAACTGGGCGGCAACAAATAATCCCCAATTAGATTTACGTGGTAACATTTATGCAGACGATTCAACACTCCTAGTTGACGCAGTAAATGGCAAAATTGTTGGTCCGGTAGAAACAACTTCCGTAACTGCAACAAACTTTATAGGAAACCTATCAGGAGATACTGTTGGTTCACATACTGGTTCTGTTGTTGGTAATGTAGTTGGTAACCTAACAGGTAACGTTACAGGAGAAATAACTGGTAACGTTGTTGGTAGTGTGACAGGAGACATTACAGGTAGTGTATATAATGCGGATAGTTCATTGGTGTTTGATGCAACAACCAGTACAGTTTTTGCAGACTTGGTTGGTACAGTTTCAGCAGATAACTCATCTTTGCTTGTTGATGGTGTACGAGGTTTGCTTGTTGGTGATATTGAAAACGACAGCATTCTATCAAAGAACTTTCAGATAAGAAAAGAAAACAGTCATACCCAGGAAGATTACTATAGAGACGGATCTTCTGCAATCGCTGATACAGCCAGCTTGCATAGAATATTGATAGGTTTTAATGAAAGCGGTACTCCACAGGTAGGCGACAGTGTAAGATGGAGCCATGAATATTCTAAGAACTATTGGGTGCTTTCAGCAAGACCAGATGGTAATGTTCAATATACAAAATTTTTAAAATTATACAAAGACGGTAAAGTTCAAATTGGTGGAGAAGCAGGTGGTTCAGGCTTTGACGGAATTACAAGAGTACCAGCCGCTGAATTAGAAGTTGTAGGTAATGCAAAAGTAAGTCAAGAACTTTTACTAGGAAATATGGATCAAACAGCCATTAACGCTTTGACGGCATCCAACGGTATGATGGTTTACAATACTACAACAAACAAATTCCAAGGCTATGAAAATGGTGCTTGGGCCAACTTAATTTAATCCTAGTTACTTCCTCGCTAAATACTTTTGAAGGACATATAAATGGTTGAAAGTATTTTAATTGCAATTCTCTTAGGTATTATTTGGAGCCAGGTTATCTCACACTTTGGCGCAAGTATACTACTTCATAGACATTACTGTCATAAACAATTTAAGGTTCCTGTATGGTTTGAATGGGTAGGATTATTCATGCTTTCAGTCGCTTACATAAGAACACCCATTGGTTGGATTGCAAGCCATCGTATGCATCACCATCATTCAGATAGTGAAAAAGATCCCCACAGTGCAAAACATGTAGGTTTCTGGAAAGTATTGTTAACCATCTGGGACATACCAAATATTCCACCTAAGTATGCAAAAGATCTTTATGCTAATCCTAGATTAGTATTCTTCCACAAACACCACTTAAAAATACTTTTTGCCCACAACATAATCAGTTTTATAATTAGTCCCTACTTTTGGATTGCGTATGCGGCAGTTCCATTCGTATTTGCAAAGATAGGTTTTGGCCTATTGAATACTATAGGACACAGAACAGAAGGTGGTGCTAATGTTCCTTGGCTAAACTTTTTTATTGCAGGTGAAGGATATCATAAAAACCATCATGAAAATTTCAAAAGGGTAAGATTACACAAATGGGATACTGGTGGTTGGTTAGCTGAAAGATTGTTCGTTAAAAGATAACTCTTTTATATAACTTGCATCACCTGTATATATTATTCCTTGCACATTATCCTTCCATAATATTTCTATAAGTTGATCATGTACTTTCCAATCTTGGAATACATCAGGTCTTGCTTCTTTAATCCGTTTGAAGAATCCAGTTCCTTTATCACGGCTCCAAAAGAACAATTTAAAATTGTTTTGTAGTTCTTTAAGCATATATAAATCAGTTTTGAAATCATCCACTTTAGCATATAGATTATCTGTATGTTTCGTCCTATAATCATCAAACAAATAGTATCTACTAAAAAGTCTACAACAGTTATCACTCATTCTTTGAGCTCCACTTGTCATCACAGGTTTATTTGCTTTCGTGTCCCACACTACACAATACATTGCCATTGTTTCTAGTTTAAGCCATTTATCATAGTTTTCTGCTAACCTATCTGTTTTGCTTTCTTCTTTCATATACTTGATTGCTTGTTTAGCCAATATGAGATCCATTCCAGGAATCTGCTTGTTTTCAACACCATCTATAATATAAGGAATAATTTTTAAATCCATATATGAGCAATCCTTCTACGACCTGAAAATACTTGTGCATTAACGACCCAGTCTTCGTAATTATATTTTTCTTTATATTTGTAAAGATCCTGTTCTATTGTGTTTAATTTCATATTAGGTAGCCATTTATCAGGATCTTGATCATTGCAAGGTTCCTGGATAATTGCATGTTTAGCATCATATTGATCAAATGTCACTTGTTTAAATAACTGCATATGATTCTCTGGATCATATAAAAGCACACCACTCCATACTACACAATCAACAGTAAAGTCGACAGGATTATTATCATACATACTGGCAACTCTATATTCTATGTTCTTATGTTCTTTCCAAACTTCATTAGCATACTCAATTGGCTGTGGACTTGTGTCATATCCCATATAGCTATAATCAGTGTATCCACGTTCATGCAGTATGTCATTTATAATTCCAATTCTGCACCCTACATCAACAATACCTTTGATTTTGTTTTCTATGATTATATCTGCCTGTTTATCAAATATGCATCTAGCTTCAGGAGTATCCAAATAATCCATACTCCTCATTTTATAGTCTTGCTTTAATGGAACTTCGACGATTTTCTTTTCTCGATCATTTATTCTAGGCCACGGCATTCCATTTACTCTGTGTACTGGTTTGAGCTCATACTTCCATTTCATGTTCCAATCATTATATGCATTTAACCAGCCTAAACTGCTATAATCGTCTAATTTAGTGGGTTTTTTCTCTGCTGGTATGTTATGCTGTATTTCTTCTTTAATCGCACTGTAGACGCTTAAAACAGCGTTTAAACCGCCAGGAATAACTGTTTTCCATGCATTGTTTACAACGTGCATTGCTTTAACATCTGCTCCTAATTTTTCCAAAAGATGTTTGGTCATATCAAAATGCCTTGCACCGTTTGGTTCATTTTTGGTAGGTGTAAAAGTGACTATAATTATGGGTTTGCCTGTTATTGCATAATCAGTTCCTAAACGTGCATTGAACTTTGCTTTGACTACTAACCAATCCATTGCATTTTTAAATCCTGCACAATAATGACTTGTTGCTTCACTAACTGCAAATATCAACACATCTGAATCGTTTAACACATTGCAAAAGGTTTCTACACTTTTAGGTACAATGCCATCGCTTTTGTTTGAATTACAGATTGGCATGTTAAAGTCTAACATATCGAATACATTAATATCTAGTTTTTCCTGTAACAGTTTTAAACCACGAGTTTGTAAACTATTATCTGCATAACTAAAACTTATCGCATTTACTTTCATATGTATAAATCCATGTCTACGTTTTTGTGAATATACAGCACTGCATTTAATCTATAATCATCTATAGTTTCTCCACCGTGTAAAAATTCTTTGCCTTTTAGAAAAAATATATTACCTGGTGAATACTCTACACTGTCTATTATTTTGTCATTTTCAAATAAACTTGTTTTGAATTTACCAATCAACGGTACAATAAGTAATCCACCTATTTCATTTTCTTCTTTATGAATATGAGGTAACAGATTAGATTGTTTTTGATATTCCCATAATGTACAACTGGTTTTTATTCCTTTAAAAGTTCCGTCTAAAGGTATTATAGAATTAAAATAATCAAACTGTGTTTGAGGAAATTCTCCAGTCCAATATTGTTGATGTTCACCTAGATAGCCGTTTGCTGAACTATTGTTATCAATAGAGATACCTGGTTGACTTAACTGTAGTTTTCTTGCCCATACCAAAACTTCATCAATGTCATAATCAACATTAATTAATTTATACCATTTTAATTGCATACTCTTTTATAGTCGCAGGCGACTCTCCATAATAGTCTATCGCCCATTACTGGAGTTCTTCTATGTAAAGTAGTAAATTGATCCATCATTAACAAGTCACCTTCTGCAAAAACATGATGTTTTTGATACTTGCTTTTAAAAATAATAGGCTTTAGCTTTTCGATTATTTCTTCATGATCTACTTGCTTCTTACCTTCCCACGCCTTTATTATAAAATGGTATGGAAAATAAAAGTAGTCTGCACCTGTATGCGGATGCTGTCCTACGAGAGGACGGATACTGCCCTTGTTTTTGCTCATAAACTCTAATTCAGGATCGTCTTCGTCTAAGTGGTACATAGTATCATTTTGAAACTTGAGACGAATAGTAATACTACGCCAATACTCTTGTTCGTCTTTGCTTAAATCATAAAAAGGTTGACTTGTGTTACAAATACTAAGAGTGGTATTGACATCACCTTTTACGCAATAAAGGGCAATTAATATCTTGTCTATCAAGTGTCTACTATTACCATTTGAATGCCAACCAAGTTCGCCGCCGCCAAACATTCCAAGTTTATTTCCTTGCTCGTCTTTGCGATCTGATACTAGAAATATTTCTGGATAATCCTTAGGATTCATAAACAAGCCAGGTGCTTCACACTCTCCTATACGTTTGAAGAATTCTATTATTTGTGCTTCTGTAAATTCTTGATCATGATGAATAGACAAACCTTCTGTCTGTATTTTCTTGACAAGGTTGTGTAATTGTGTTCTGTTAAAATTATAAACTTGTGATGTCATCTGTACCGTCCAAACTAAACATTAAGGCTATTCTAGGTTTGTCACTCATGTTTACAACTGCATGAGCGTAACCTATATTTAGAAAATTAGCTGTTCCATCTTTTAAATTATATGCTTCTAATTTTCCGTCCCTCTTGAATAAATTGACTACGTTGTTGCCACCATATATAGGCACAATACAACGTACAGCATAACTTACATCATAATCAACATGCCAAGGAATCATTTTTCCTGGAGCTAACTTTGTAATTCTAATTCTACTTGCTGGTGCTTTACATTGTGTTACTATTTCTTCAAACACACTACCTGGATAATCTTCTGTTGGAACATTATATAAATGTTCTTCTCTACGTCTTAATCTTTCTTTGATGCTTGCAGTATAAGGAAGTATTTCACTAGGAGTTGTAAGATTAATTTGTTCAAAATTATCATAGACATTAGCAACAAGTTCCATATGGTTATCACACAACATTGGATTTGCTGTTTTTACGTCAACAAATTTTTCTGCTAATTTATCTGTTTCTGATCTAAGCCTTTCAAGATCTATTGTTAATCCAAGATTTGCTATCGTAGGTAAATCTTTTTTGTTCATTTTTCCTCCTATAATACATAGTCGAAGTGCTTACGTACTTCTCCTTTATACCAACATGCTGTCCTTAACAATTCTCGGGGTTTGTCCTTAAGAACATCAGGACGTCTATGTATTGTTGTAAGCTGATCCATTAACATAATGTCTCCAGGCTTCCACACATGCTTGTATGTATACTTATCGCTACAAATCCAGTCAGACCATATGTTCTGGTAAATGTCATTACTATCTTCTAATATCTCACCATCCTGTACAAAATCTGTAATATCATAGGGCTGAAACCAAAATCCCTCAATGCCCAAAGGATGGTTAGGCACAAAATTATGAGTGTCAAGAACTCCTCGCCATTCATTGAACCTTTGCTTTTCGTCTTCGCCTATGTTAACACTATATTGTACCTTACTTCTATCTCTATTTTGTTTGATTCCTTCTATAACTTCTTTTTCATACTTGACATCCCAATTAGGTTTCCAGGGTTGGTTAATTGGTTTTTTATCCGTGGCATGCCAGATAACAGTTTGTAAAGATCTATAAAATTTTTTTGTTTCTTCAGACAATGTTTTCCAATAAGGTATGCTGGAGCAAATCCAAGTTTCAGTGTGGTATGTAATAGTTTTTGCATACAATCCTACAAGCTCTTGTGCATCACCATGTGGAACTAAATTACAATGCCAATCTAATTCATCATCTGCAAATAAGCCTTTATTTTTTCCATCAACTGTTTGATTAGTTACTCGCCAAAAATATTCACTGTGATCTTTATCTGTACACCAAATGTCTGGACTAACATGATATCCATAATTCAAATTCCATTGAGCAAACTCTTCTGGTGTTGCACCACTATTTTCTATAATTAAATATCCGTGTTCTGCTGTAAGTTTACTTGCTTCTAAAGGATCAATTGCATCTAATTTTTTATTTTGTATAATCAAAACAGTTCTCCTTTTTTACATAGTTCTTTAAGTTCTTCAAATGTTTGATCAAAGATCATAAATTTTAAATAAGTTCTAGGTTCCATAACTTCTGCAACACTGTGAGGAACCTGTGTCGTAAATGCTGTAGGATGTTTAGTTTGATAATGTACAACATAATCTATCTTGTCCCAATAATCCTTATAATCAAATGCTTTTTCGTAAGGAGGTTCTACATCATGAAAAATAAGTTCTGCTCCTGCATCTTCTGGTAGTATAGGAAACATTACACTTGCTTGACATGCATGATCAGTGTGAGGTCTTAGTTTGAATCCAACATCATAATGACTCAATACAACATGTTTATCATCAATGTGTATTTTAAATTTATCTAGTAAATTTCTCACTACAGGATATTCTGTGGGTATCTTTCCTTCTAGCAATGTTGTATCAACTACATTATATCCTTTAGGTACACCGTAGCTTTGTTTTCCGCCGTGTATTCTTTTTTGCCAATCAGCATGGTTCACAATGCAATTATCAAATTGCTTTACAAATGCTTCCAATTCATTTCTGTCATATTCTATTTCATCAAAAATTACATGTTTAGGAAATTCTAGCATTTAAAAAAATCCTCCGTGATTACATAGTCTTTATATTTCTCTATGCTTCTATCTAGTAGATCATGCCACTTTGGCACGTTGAGTGTTCCCATTGGCATCAATTGGATTCGTTCTGTAGGATGGTAACCTGCATCAGCACCATGTTCGTGGACAGTACCATCGTATGCCATTGAGTTTGTATCAGGAGGTAGCATAGGATAGATACGTGTTTCAGCATGGTCTTTTGTAAAATACAAATGTTCTTTTTTCCAATCAGTAACTTTGCTCCAACGTACCCTTACTTGACTAGGTTCTTGTGGTTCTAGTAAATGTCTTAAAGGTCTGTATTCATCGTAGTGGGGTCCTACACCATGAGTATCTCTTCCCACAAATCCTACCCACCGTAAATTATCCCAAGGCATTGCTTCTAGCCACTCAACTACTTCAGGCATTTCGTCATGCATAAATTCTTCCCATTCGCCTTTGATATCTGCACTATGATAACTTCCGTCTGCACGTAAAATAATAAGATTCCTATAATCATGGTCATTTACCTTAGGCAAAGTCTTATCAAATTTAGTATGCCTTGCACTGTTAAGGTCTTGAGGTTTGCTGTCAAACCAAGGACTTGCTATTCCGTTTATTTCTTTTTCTACTACCTTTTGCCATACTTTCCATAGCTTGTCTAAGTTTAAATCTAACAAAGGCAAGTCCAAGGGTGTCCAGACTACGCCTTTGTAACCTGTATATTTTTTATGATAGTTTACATGTTCAATTGGTCTTGTTTTATATTTTTCAATGTCATAATGTGGCAATGCTTCGTCTTTGTTCAAAACAGTTCTATAATTATTGTGCATTTCTTTCTCCATTCATTATGTAAGATAAATCTAATCTTGCTGTATTTCCAACTCTGCGTCTTTCTAAAAATTCTTCATCAGTTGTTGTAGCTATAAAAAAGCAATCACTAGGGTCTAAGTTATAATCTTTACATATACGTTGCTGTACGGGCTTGTATTCGCTTGCTATGCTATCTATTTTATAATTTTCTACAATAGCTATTGCTACTTCAACACTTGTGTAATTCCAACCTTCTACTTTTTTCATTGGTTCTAAACTTACATGAGGATCTTTTGTAAACACTAATCCTGCACGTTGCCCTACTAATCCCCAACCCTTTGAAAAACTAAACCATATTTGTTCTGTGGTAGGTGGCACAAATATTTCTTGTTTTACTGTGCTTCCTATATATGCACAATCTAAAATTATAGGATTAGGTAAGTCGTATAGTTTTATAAAATTTCCAGTAGCACATGATGGATTAGAAATGTAAAGAACATCTTTGCTGTTAATATATTTTACCTTATTACCTTTTCCACTAATCATGTTTGCATATTCATAATCACCTTCTAGATATTGCCATGTTCTTGTTTCCGTTGCTACCCATTGATTTATCGCATCAGTTACACCGTTGACAAAATAACAATGTTTAAAATCCTGCAAATCAACAATATCCCTTACCCATTCACGATATATATTTTCTAGATGTTTAAGCCTTTTAGTAGCAAGGCCTTCTCCGCGAACATAATTTACAATAGAAATACTTTCTAAAAGTTTTTGCACACTTGGAATTTGTGGACATTGCACCCAAGGATTCATTTTCATTATTTTTTTATAATGCTTGTTCATTCTTTTACCGTAAAAATACTTAATCCTATTTTTCTTTCTATGCTTTTGCTTTTAAAGTTAGAGCTACAATGTAAAGCTAAACTGTCAAAACATAATGCATCTCCCACATTCCATTCTAATACTGCATTGACACTTAATCCTTCTATCCAACTATCCTTTAAATGCCCTAGATATTCTTTTCTAAAATCTTCTTTTATTCCAACAGTATTTCTATTTTCAACACTTGAATATTCTGTAAGCGGTTTGTTGTAATAGACATTTTCAATTATAGTTTCTCCGTTGAAAAACTTTGATGGACCTCCATAATAATACTGGTCAAATATCACTAACTTTATGTCATTTGATTCTCCATAAATTTTTAAAGGAATTGTAAATGCTTTATAACAATTAGGATATTCAAATGTATCATCATTATGGATAATGTGAGGATCTGTGACATCAAAAAAATGTGCATATCTAACTTTAAATGGCTCTGTATATTTTTGCATTTCTGCAAGTATAGGACTTAATAAGTGATGATTGCTATCTATTTCTAAAACTTTAGGTCCTGTATTTTTTTCAATGACGTCATTGTTATTAGAAAAATAATATTCTAACAAAGAAGCAGGATCTACTATTCCTTTTACACTGAAAGGTATGCCCTGAAACTGTTTAATTTTTTGTATTTGCTCATTTGATCGCATTAGTAGAAATTGAGAACGCTCATAAGTTTCATAACATTTTCCCATGTTTTAGGAATATTTAAAATTAAATGATAACTGTTATCTGCCCAACTATGCGTTCTATGTACCTTTCTCGTGTCAACAAAATAAGTTCTGTTAGCAACAATAGTCTTTCTTTCGTCACCTAACCACCATTCATAATTGTCCATGCCTGATCCATTACCAAGAAAAGTAATTACTCTAAAAGTATCTCTTGCTAGATAAGGACTATCTCTATGTGGAGGAAACCACCCACCTTGGTTGCTTTTAATAATCATTGTGCGTCCAAGAGTCCCCCAATAATCAAGAATAGGATGCAATGAAGTTAGTTTTTCGTATGCTTCAGTAGGCACATTAAAATCAGATTCGTATAACATTCTACCGGCTCTCTTGATAGCTTCTGGCCTACTTAAACTATCATTAGGCTTATCTCCTTCCAAACCAACTAATAACATTCCTTCTCGGTCGTTGCTTACATTATCTCTTCTGAGATAAGGAACAAACCAATCATTGTATTGTTTTATTTCTTTGTGAAATAAACCTGCATCTAGTGGTAGGTCAAGCTGTTCAAAGTCTCCTAGAGCCTGTAATTGCAATTCACATTTTATGTCTTCTTGGGAAGGTTCTAATGATTGTGGATCTTTTAACCAATAACCATAATAATCTGCTTGCTCGTTTCTATTTGCTTGCTTGGTTAGATTTAATGGCTTACCGTCTTTATCAACCTTTTTAAGATCCATGATTTTCTCCTACTGTAAGATATTTAAGTCTTATTTTCAGATTGGAAACTCAAACTGGTATATTTTATCAAACGCAGGTCTAGGATAATGATCTTCAATATCCTTCCTATCATAAGGAATAGGTTTGTATGTATCCGTTCTAGGATCTAAGTATTCGTGTCTACCAGGACCTTTAGAATATCCTACTCCTAGTAAAAATCTTACAGGTTCATCTAAGCCAAAAAGTTCAGCTGTGCGTTTCTTATTGTTGCAACAGTTTTGACATAGTCCTGTATCAAGTCCTCTGTTTTTTAAGCCAAGCATGAGATAGGTAGCTTGAATACCAATTTCAAGATGATCGTAATTTACAACACTTTCTGGGGTTCTTGTATATCTCTTTTGCCAAATGACTTCTAAATCTCTTACGTCTCTCTGGCAAAAACCTATCAAGTAGGGTGCAAGTACTTGCGGATTTCCACCATCAGTTTCTATAGGCAAATCAGCATTTCTGTGGCATATTGCCATGATTTCTTTGCGTCGTTCTGGTTCATCATTTTTTATGACCTTTGCTACAAAAGGATATTTTAGATTTTTTGTAGGAGCTTGCATGTAGGTATCCCACATGGCATCTTTGATAAGCTGTGGGTCTACTTCTCTTTCATAGTCCCAGGCAAAAGTATTTTCTCTTGCTTTAATTAGATCTGACCATTCCATAGTTACTCCTTGCTAATATTTATCGCTCAAAAAATTCAGCAGGAAGATTAGTAAAATTTATTCTGTCTGAGCTGTTTTTACGTATTTCCGCAATAGTTTTTTGCAAATCGTTGTAGTTAGGATGATGTTTATCAAACACATTTTCTTGTTTAAAATTTATACCCATATTTTGCCATTCTAAAATTTTTGTAAATCTAATTGTTGCTCTATTATATGGTAAGATCCAATCAATGAAATCATGCATTTCTTTATAATTCTTATCTTGCACAACGAAAGAATAGCAAACATCTACATGTTTTAGTTCTTCACAACTATGTAAATAATCTATGTTATTTCTTAATTGTTGAAAATTTCCGCCCTTACGTATTATATTATATGTTTCTTCATTTGCAGAATCTATACTAATAGTAATATAGGATATATTTTTATGTATTTTATATAATTTTTTTATAATTTTTTCTGTCAACATTACGCCATTAGTTAACAATCCTATCTTTAATTTAGGTAATTTATATCCGTCTAAATCATATAAAAAATTTCTAAATATATCTGAACCTAAAGGATCTCCGCTTCCTGTAATAATAAACAATGCTTCTTGATCTTTACCTAATTCATAATATGACTTCTTTATACTTTCGAATATTTTAATTGAGTTTTCATATTCGACGCTTCCTGGCAAATGCTGTATCTTGTAAGGACGGCAAGAAGGACATTGTAAATTACAACTCATATCGAATGATAGTTTTAAAACCTTAGGCAACTTTGTTTCTAATACGTAGGGTTTTTTAGATAATATATCTGATTGCCATAATGGACAAATGTCAAGTTTACAAAATTTATATGTTTGATCGTTTATTGAATTCCTTACTTCATTTGCTTCTTCACTTTGCCATATTTGTTCTAAAGTATTTTTGTTTATATTGCCAACAATTTTGTCATGCCAACTTGCACAACACAATCTAATGTTGCCATCTGTGTCTATGTCTGCATGAACAAATGGTTCTTTGCAGTATTTCATTTTACGTGTTTTCTTTTTGGTATTTTTGAATCAGCACTAGAAACACAACTATCAGTAATACAAGGCATTGGCTTATCAAATAATTTAAATCCAGTTTCAATATTTCCTAATGGTTCATCTCTACAACTATAGCTTCTTTTAATACTACCATCTGGTTCCCGTATAATTATTCCGCTATAGCCTGCATTACAGTTCCAACCTTTAAACTTGTTGAAATTAAATGCATTAAATCTTTCTGCTTGATCCATGTAGTATTTCTTGCCCTTACCATCTTCCATTTCAACTTGAAAGTGTGGAGGAATTGATTCTTTAGTATTAAAATCTTTCCAACTTTTCCACGTAGCTTTAGGTCTATCATTCCACTTTCTCTTGCTTTCTGTGTAAGCTCTTTGCGGCATTCCGTTGTGTAATAAATCAAGTTGTTCCTGGGTATAACCATCTACAACAAAACTTGCTGTAGGATCACTTTGTGGTTTAAGAGTAACATTTATACCTTGTTCATGAAAGAACAAAGCATTTTTCCAACTTAGATCAAATATCTCAGGAACCATAACCATGTTAATAGTTACCTGTACATCTTGCTCTTGGCAGTGAATTAGTTTGTCTGCAAAGTCTTGCATCTTCTCAGGAGTGCTTACGTGTTCAGTATGTAAACTTGCAGTGATACTTGCTCTATGAAATGCTTTTGCTATTTCAGTGTATTCTTCGAACCATTTCATTTTTCTACTACAGTTCGAAGTCATATGTATGCTTGTGTAATTTGTGTTTTCTACATCGTTGGCGAGGTATTTGAGAATATCCAAGTATCCTGGGTGAAAGGTAGGTTCTCCACCCGACAATGAAAAGTGAAATGAATTGAATCCGTTTTCTCTTGCTTGTCTTTTGATTTCGTCGATAGTTCGAAGACACAGCTCGGTTGGTCTGTGATCTTTTCTGTCACTTCTTGCGTATGGCCAACAGTAGCTACACCTGTAATTGCAAAAGCGACCAAGTAGCCAACTGACCGTAAAAATATCTCTATAGAGCAATGTCCTTTGTCCAACAGATACGATATTGTCGAACGGTATCTTAGAAAAGTCATAATTACTCCATTTTAAATCTTCACTCATTCTTTATTTTAACACCTTGTAAGTTAGTTGTCAAGTATATAGGTCTCCATAAGCCCACTTTCTTTCAGAGCACCACCAACAAGTACCACATTCATACATTTTGCCATCTGTACAAGACTTCGTGAGTAGAAGTAGTTTTCTTGAAATGTTATACTTGTCGGTGATTTCTCTTATACCCCTTTTATCCAAATTGGACCAAGGGCGTATTCTTTTTAAACCATAAAAATATGTTAGTTCTCTTTTTAATGGCTTATCCCTTTCGGGAATCCTTTCAACATAGTGCTTGTCTGGTGCAGTAAATTTAAAACTATCATCAATAGGATTTCTCGTGACTCCGTCAAAATAAAAATCAATTTTTTTATCTTGATACAAATCATAAACAATTCTATCACTTTTACTGGCTTTGTGTGCGCCACTTAAAACACTTGATACCAGTATGTGTTCTATCTTTACTTTAGGAAATTTTCTTCTAACAAAATCTATTACTAACTGAGCATGATATCCACATGCTTTGTCATTTTTATTTTGTGTTGTTATTGCATATACAGGTTTAAATTTATTATGATCAGTCATTGTTTTACAGATACAATATAATAAAGTTCCACTATCAATACCTCCTGATACATTTAAACAGTAACCTAGTTCTGCATCTAAAGGAATATCAATTTTATCTTGACTTGTTTCAATTTGTAGATTCATTTACTAACTCCTTATATTCTTCACTTTTGTATTTGGTCTGTCTTAGATCCATTGGATCGGTGCATCTTTCTTTAGTGCATATAACTGGTTTTGTAGGTAATTGCACTGTTTCGTCCATAGTATAAATGTTTGCCAAAGGACCACCTTGAAAACAATTAGCAATAAAAATATCTCCGTTAGGTGCTACTTTTAATAGTGTTACTCCTGCATAGCAAGTCCAACCTTTAAAATTTGTTTTATATTCATAATTCAAACTGTTGTAATGATAGTCTTCTGTAGTAATTGTTCCATCTTCATTTTTTATAAATCCTTGCAACCACTTTCTTTCGTTCTTGACACCTTCATATAGTTTACTTAGAGTATCTCTATCTTGTTCACTATACCATCTATCTTCACGTTCAAGTATTTCTGTAAACTCACTTGCATTGTTTTGATCTGGTGCAACTTTTGTTTCTTCTGATATATCTTGCTTGCGTTGTTTAATTTTCCATCTATAACTTCCGTCTGGCATTAGCTCTTTATTTTCTTCTAAGAAATATTCTTTTTGCGGACGTATAACCCTGTGTTCAATCCTTTCAATTCCTGCTTTCTTAAATTCTTCTGTTAGGCTTTCTATTTCTTTGTTAAAACCAGGCAAGACCATAAATCTTGCAATAAATTGTTTAGGTTGTGTTTGGCCTTTTTCCCAACCTGTGTCGTTGTTTTGATTCCATTTGTTTTTCCAATCTTCTAACACAAGGGCTTTATTTTTGTATTCTTCTAACTTAGGTGTTATGTGTTCAAAATGCATACTGTAAGTAATGTTGTCAACTAATTCATAAACCTTATAAAGATACTCTAATGTCCTTGAACCATTTGTACACACACTTATGTGGTGCTTCTTGTCCTGCAAATATTCTAAAAGTTTTATGAAGTCTGGATTTAATGTAGGTTCTCCTCCAGTCAAACTCCAATGTATATTTGTTCCATATCTTTCAACAATCTTGTCTACAAAGATTTTCATCTTTTCAAAAGGTACGTGAGCAGAATAATTATCGTGAATAAAATCTGCACAATAGCTACAGCTGAAATTGCAACGCTTACCAATATACCAATCAATCATCATTGTATTGGTTTTGTTATGCTTATATTTGGTTGCTACTAATTCTTTGCTCATTATATCCTCTTAAACTTAACTGTCGTTTTTTTCCACACGCCATTTTACAGACAAAATTACAGTCATCTGTATTCCAACCATTTTCAATATCTTTGAATCCTTGGTATTGCAATGCATCTACTAAACTAATTTCGTTCAAATTTACTTTTATTTCAGAGTTAGATCCTCTTAAATGACAGCATGGCATTAGGTTGAATCTATTGTCTATGTATAAAAAGTTTTTCTTTTTTGTTTTGCACACAATTTCAGTTTCATATAGTATTTCTTCTTCATTATACTGTATCATTTTTTTATCTTGTTTTACCAAGATGTCATCTGGTCCTCTATTAGCAATCATATGTTTGAAGCCTTCACATCCCATACTAATTGCTTTCTGTCTAGCTTGTTCTACCTGGTGTTGATTGTGTACAAACACTATAAACTTCCACCATGCTATACCTCCGTAAGCAATATAAGTTTCAAGGTTACGCATGATTTTATCAAAGTCAGTGTTAATTCTGTAAATGTGATTTGTATCTTTAAGTCCGTCAATACTAAAATTAAACACTAAATTTTTATATTCTTTGCTTAATTTACCCAATGCCTTCCAAGTATCTAATTTTCCTACGCTGGCATTTGTATCAACTTCAACTTCGTCATAGTGTATGCAACAATGCTCTAATATTTCGTATATGTAAGGATTCATCATTGGTTCGCTTAAAGATCCTCCAAAGTACATGAAAATCTTTTTAGGATCAGGTAACTGTGCTGTCAACTTTTCTATTTGATCTAATCTTAAATGATTGTTATCAATATCTGATATAGGATACATTGACCGCATACAACCAGGACATTTTGCATTGCAATAATTTGTTGATTCTATTTCAAACTGTTTTATTTGATCCAATGCTATCATAACAAACCTTTTAAGTGTGGAAAAACTTCATACAAATTTTGATTTCTTTTTATATCTAAAACTTTTGTGTAATCTACAAGTTCTTGAAAACTGCCTTGTGTTGGCTTTTGCTCGCTTGTTAGTGTTTTCATTAGCACTTCTATACTTTCTCTAGTAACTTCACATGCGGTTTTGTTAAGCAATTTAGATAATGGGTCTATCGCTTTGATTCTTAAATCCAAAGGAATATGTTCTATTCTCATTAAATTAGGATTTGTTACAGGATCCATTCTCCACCACAAGTCTTTCATATCATGCTGTTTTACATAATTATTAAACCAGTCTATAAGTTTATGCATAGTCAGACAGTTATAGGCCATTACACTACTGGTGACCCATTTTTGCCAATGTGATCCAAGTCCGTTCAGCATTTTTAAATTTTCTTCAATTTTTTTCCAACTGCTTCCATGCCTGATATATTCGTTTTCATCTCCAAACGCATCAATACTTACACCTATCCAACCACTTTTAAAATTATCCCAAAGTTCTATGTGTCTTGGTTTCAAAGCATGTATGTTTGTATGCACATGAATGTGTATATGTTTATTATGTCCAGTTTCAACAATCTTTTCAACAACTTGCCATAAACGTTTATCATTGGTTGGTTCGCCGCCATGCAATTCTAAATATTTCATATCAGGAAGTGCTTCGTAAAATTGTTCTAAGAAAAACTCACTGTCACCCAAGTAACCATGTAGATTGAATTGCTTTACTGCTGTTTCTGTGTTTTTACGTTGACCTTCTGGTAATTCGTGTGCAAACTTTTCAAACTCTTGACGCATTTTACTAGAAGTCTGCGGTATACACATTCTGCATGCCTGATTACAAATACTGCTTAGACGCATTTCCCACCATACTGGTTTAGTTTTCATATATCCGTTATTCATATGAGCTTCTTCAACAAGGTGTTTGTTATCTTCATAAAACTTGTCAATAACAGACACTCGTTTGCTTTTTGCTCCCATAGCATCTTCTTGGTAACATGTTTCACAAAACTTTATGTATTCACCTTTAATTTTTTTCATTCTAAAGTCACGCATAAATTCACTATTCCAAATATCTTCTACACTGTCCTTTGTCAAATTTAAAAAATCATTTTTACTTTCAAGAATAGTTTCTGATGTCGTTTCCTTTTTTATTCCTGGCATATCCATCACTTGACTGCAAGGTTTGACTTGACCGTTTGGTCTTGTGTTGAGTGTGATAAAAGGCATTAAGCAGAATTTGCAATTACTCTTATAATCCATCGTAAATTCCTTCTAGTTCTGGATTTGCAGTAAAAAAGTTTTGCTTTCTTTTCTTATCTAAAAATTCATTATAAAATTTAAGTTCAGGTAATAAATGACTATCATCTTTACTATACATGTAATTAATCTGTGCGTCAATGCTGTCTTTCATTTTTCCTTCAAAAACGTTTTGTTTGTTTAGCTTTTCTGCGACACGGTCTTTGTACTTCAACGGCAAGACAGTTGTGCTTAACTGTTCAGGAAAAGTAAGATGAGTAGGATTAATCCACTGTTGTGGGTCAAAGTCTGTGCTTGCATGTTTGTTCCAATTTTCAATCCACCAAGTAAAACTTTCAGGCATATTCAAAATGTTATTGATACTTACAGTGCTACGCAACCCAATTCTACAATCAAATTCTTTTGTCATTTCAAAAAACTTTTGTGTAACACTTTCTGCTTTTTTCCAATTACTAGGATATCTTACGAGATTCCATGTATCTCCTATTCCGTCAAAACTCAATGCAAACTCTATATACTTAAACTTCTTCCATTTGTTTATAGTATCCTGTTTAGGAGCAATGGTTAAATTTGTACTGTAATTGAGATACATGTCACCGACAGTATTTTGCTCGCTGAGTTTTTCAAGCAGTTTAAAATGGTCTGGAATAATTAAAGGTTCACCGCCGGTAAATTTTATATGCACAATTTTGTCAAGAAAAGGATCAATGCTTGTTATATCACTTTTAGTGTGTTTGTCTTTGCTCCAAGTATTACCATACATTTCCTTCTCGTCATCAAACCATTTCCAAGCATATCTACTATCACACATTCTACATGCCAAATTGCAATCATTACCTATAGCAAGTTCCATCCAACGAATCGTAGGATCATTCATGTCTTTAATTAAATCTTTTGGATCTAAACCACCCATGACATTGTATCTTTCTCTTAGGCTTTTCTTTCCACTATCTTCTTCTTGGTAGCACCTAATACAGCCAGGAACACGTTTTCCTTCTAGCATGTTCGCTCTTATGTCATTCATAAAATCTCCTTTAAAGATTTCCTCCAATGACTTATTGTTGAGATTGTTTTCTGTCTCAACTTCTTTTGGCATACGGAATCTACAACAAGGTTTGACTCTACCTTGTGGATCTATAAACTGATGCATCCAGGCCATTGAACACCAAGTGCTCATAACACATCTCCAAGTTCTGCAATAATTTTGTTTGCCATATGCTTATTTGTTTTTGGTCCAAAGTGCATTAAATCTCTGCCAAAATCTCTGTGTCTAGATCTTTTCCATGAATGCCATTCTATCAACTCTAATATATTGAACCAATTTTTATATGGAACCATATCATCACCAAAATGTCCATACACATCTGCTATCAATAATTTTGTTCCTATTTGCTCACATATATGATTGACAGTAACCAAACAACTTAGACTCTGCCAATCAAAGTTTGCTTCATTTATTAAACCTTTTAACTCATATCCATCTGCTTCTGGATTCATTACGCTTGACCACCAATCTGGATGTTGTGGATAATATGTATGATACATTCCTACTCTAGTGGGTGCAGAAGGTTGAAAAATATGCACGGTTGGCTTTAGATGTAATAACCAGTAAATAGATCTTGTTGCCATAAGTTGTGTGCTTGAACCTCCTACAGCAATGTTCCAATGAGGCACATTATAGTGTTTTGCAACTTTGTATGAATACATGTTCTCGAGAGGAATACCTACACCTGCTGAATGAGAACACCCATTAAACAAAATTGTTTTTTTGTTCTTTTCATGGTTAGCAAATTCATCACATCTATATCCACAAGAGTTAAATTTGTAATCAAATCCATCAACAATATTTGCCATTTCTTTCTTTTTCTTTTTCTTGTTTTCATTGTATTTTGCTTCAGTATCAGACCCGTGAAACTTATGGATTTGATTATTAAAACCTTTAGGGTTACCTTGTTTCCAAGACTTTAAAGCAAGTTCCGAGAAGTGAGATAATTTAATTTCTCTCATTAAAACATTCCTTTAGGCAAGTCATACCATTCTTTGATTGCATTAGCGAGCTCTGGACAGGTTTTCTTCCAATCTGTTTTTCGCCTTTGGTCTAAAACATCAAGAAAATGCACACAGTTGCTTCTCCATTTTGTTAACTCGTCGCTGTCATATTTGATTTTATACATGTACTCTTTGTATACTTCAAGTATTTCACAAGCATGATTTACTTTCTTTTCCCAACTTGCTCCTTTGCTATCTCCGACCTTTAATTGATAATCTGTTTCTCTAAATCTTTTTTGCCATTTAGTAAAGTGTTCGCACACTTCTGTTTTAAATTTTGTAGGCAAAATATTAACGTTTAGATATATGGGCCTATGCACAGGATGTGGACTCATTATAGGAGTTTTTTCCCAAGGGCCTACCCTGGCTAGATTGTTAGATAACACATATTCTATAAACTCTGGTAAATGCCAAATGTTAAGCATTTGTATAGATGCTGTAATATGAACATCGAAGTTTCCTTCTGCTGTTGTAAACTTTAATAAATTTTCTTCTATTTTCCACCACTTGCTTGGAAAGCGAATCAAATTGTTTACTTCTCCTATTCCATCTATGCTTACTCCAACAACTACGTTTTTAAAATGTTTCCAGATATTCCAAGCTCTCTGTGGAATGTTTGTAATGTTACTATTGTATTCTATTACAAGATTTTTGGCATATCCACCGTCCACGCATTTTTGCAAAAAATCATAATGGGCATCTATGATTAAAGGTTCTCCTCCAACAATGTATATTCTTCTAAATTGATCAATATGATTTTCTATTTGTTTCCATAAATTAGGATCGTCACTCCATTCAAATATATTTTTTACTGGTTGAAATTTATTCTTTTTATTTTTTTCTAATTGAATTTTTTCTCCACTATCCCAAAAATGATCATATCCCCAAACTGCATTGTAATCATCATACCATTGATTGCTATCTGTTGGACTACACATAGCACATTTTAAATTACACAAGTTACCGAATCTAATATCTAAAAAACTAATAGGAAACTTTTCTTTATCAATGCTTCCGTCCGCATTTGTATTTTCTTTTGCTTTTTTGTAACTAGGATAATTTTCCTTTTCTATATAATCAGCAAGAAAACTTCTTTCATAATGATTTCTACTACTCATTCCACTTTCGAATTCACGCTTACACCGTATACAAGGCTCTGGCCATTTACCTTGTAGCATTTCCTTCCTTACAGTTTTCATGGTTTCATTGTTTACAACTTCGTCCCAGTCTGCTTCACTAATATGCAAATTCTTACCTTCTTCATCTTTAAGTGTACCTCTACTTTCACTTGCGGCACTATGACAACAAACTCTAAAGGTTCCATTGCCCTTGACACTTACATGCGACCAAGGAAGCACACACCAACTATCTGGTGCTCCTTCGTTTGCTTTTAAATTATCTTTTCTATCACTCATATAATTCTGCTATCTCCGGTAGTGTATTCCGCCAGTTTGTTTTTCTTACTTTATCTAAGTCATTTAGGTAACTTAAAAGTATATCTGATTGATCGTTCCATGTATGTTTTTCCATCATATAATCTAGATAAAATTTAGCTTGTGGAATATCTTTTAAATTATCTAATAATTTTTCCTTATATTTAATAGGTAAATTTTGCACAGACATATGAACCGGGTTGATTACAAAATCTCCTAGATTAAATTCAATGTTAGGAAAATGTGTCCTACAATAAGACATTGTATCTTTTAATGCATGAATGTTCAAATTGTAACATGTCCAATTGAAATAACAGTTTGGTAGTTTATCATTGATATTTTTTAAATTTTTTTCTAACGTTTGCCATTTGGTAGGAAATCTTAAAAACGTTGCAAGTTCTTTTACTGCATCAAAACTTATTCCTAATCTTATATTTTTAAATTTTTTTAATTTTTCAATCATGGTTTCATTTAACAAAGTTCCGTTTGATACATAGTAAAGTTGTAAATTTGTTTTGTTGTTTTCAACACACCAATCAATAAATTTATTATGAGATTTACTTGCAAATGGTTCTCCTCCTAACACGTTTATCTTTTCTATGTCATCTATATTTTTCTTTACATAATTCCAAATGCTATTATCTTCTATCCATTCATTGTTAAATTTATAATTGGTTGTATTTTCATATTTGTCAAGCATCATCTTATCTTCATACCATTTGCTACTGTTACCTGTCCAACAATGCACACATTTTAAATTACAAATATTTCCTACACGTATATCAAGTGCTTTAGGAGGCTGTGAGCAAGTTCCGTCATCCGTTGTGTATGGCTTATACTTTTCTAAATCTCCTAAAGAAGTATAGTCTAATCTCTTACTTTTGCCATTGAGCTTTTCTTGCAAGTAGCACTTTTCGCAGTTTTCATTTTTGACGCCGTTTAACATGTCAAGCCTTAAGTTTTTATAATAATCACTATTCCATGCTTCTTCTAGTGACATATCTTTTAAACTTGGATTATTAGGATTAGGTTTACTTCTCCCACATGCTCTAACTCTGCCATGTGGATTCATTCCTAGACTTGTCCATGCAAGCGAACAAAATACTCCGTTATCCTGCATACCTTTTCCTTAAGACAGGTCTGACTCCGCACATTCTATCTTTATCAAATGCAACATGTATAGCTTTTGTAGGTGTTAGTTCTAGCTCTTTACATATTTGTTTATAAGTATCTCCGTATTTGTTCCACCAAAAATCTGAACCAAATTTATCTATAAACTTTGTTCCCATCCAAACTAATGCTTGATTACACATGTTAAAATCATTTTGTATGCTTACAGGACCGTTCCATCTTTTTCTACAGTAGCGAACACCTATTCTATTTGCACCTAATCCTAATGCTTTGCTTAGGCTGAAACCTATACTTTTAATAGCAGGATGATCAAAGTCAAATTCTAAATCTTTTGAACAGCCCCACCAACAAGCATCAATGTGTACGTCAACTGCACTTTCATGACACCAAGTAAGTATTTTATCTGTATCTGGATGTAAATCGCCATAGGCAGGAAAGGGCAAACTTAAAATTAAATTATTACCAGGCTTTAGGAAATAATAACTTTCTACTGTGTTAACATCGCCATATAATCTCCAATGATACTTGTATTCATTTGGTAACACCTTAACAAACTTTTTTGCTTGGTAGATATCATCAATATATTGTGTAACACCTGTAATGATATCTCTGTCAGGAAATTTATCTAAATTTTTTGCGTTGTTTAATTTACTGTCCAATAACCATGCGTGAAACTTATCCTTGAAATCTTGCCATAAGGTATCAGGATCATCTCCAAAATTATCTCCACTTTTTGTTATGTCTCCAATGAATCTGTGTACCTCAGAGTCATACATACTTTGTGGTCTAGAATACTGTAATAGATCTTTCATTACTCACTTCTGCTTCAATGGCATTAAATGCATAGTTAAATATACTTATATAAAAAAAGCATTGGGAAAACGCATATATGAACTACTACCACATTTGGGCAGATGTAAAACAACACTGCAAGCCAGACATGTTTGTATCTAAAATGCAGTTATTTTTAGATCAGCTTGTATCTATGAATAAAATGCATGATTACAAGATTACACGTATGAAATTGGGCTTTAGAAGTATGGATCTACCTGAATTCCATATAGTAATGGAGTTCAAGACCATGCAAGATTTAGATGATGCTATGACAAATATTTTAGAAAACAAAGACGATGTTGACGTTGCACATGTAAATTTTAATCAGTATGTAGACCAAGAAACAATTCAACACGCACTATATAGGGACTATCCAGATGTCAAACACGATTAATAGTTGGGACGAATTCCAACCATTAGAAGAATTAGTTGTTGGAACTTTGTATGACAGTTCATTTTTTAATGATGTAAAAAATGACAGAATTAAAAGTGCATTAAAGAAAATTATTGACCAAACACACGAAGACTTAGATAATTTTAAAACTACAATGCAAAGCCATAATATAAAGGTGTATCAACCTGACATAAGCAAACTTGATTACAAAAAGAGTATTTTAGATTATGTAAACGTTAATGGCGAACTTGGATATAAAAAGAATGTAGGCGAAGACGGTCTTCACGATAGTTCTTTTCTTACAACAGCTATCAGTCATAGCCTAATTCCTAATCCTCCTTTACAACCAAGAGATGACGGAGTAGTGATGGGAAACAAATTATTAATGACTGACCCAAGTACCTTCGCAACAAAAAATCTTATACCCGTGTACCAAGAATGGTTTGGTAAAGATAATGTTGATATTTCTATTGAAGGACATCAAGGATTTACAAGAAGTGATTTAAACTTACGAAACTGGTGTAGGAAAAATCACTTAGAACCAAATGAAGAAAATATGGCTAAGGCTAGAGCAAATGAAAAACTTTATGGTTTTTGCAGTCCTACATTAACAAGGATCGGAAAGACGTGTCTTGTAGATACTTGGCAAGTGCCGTCTGTTGTTGAAGAATTCTTAGCCGATAAGTGTCCAGAATACAATTTTAAAAAAATTACAATTGGTGGACACAATGATTCTATTTTCAGTGTGTTGAAACCTGGACTTGTAATTGCATCTCATGATCTTAAAGGGTATGAACATGTATTTGCTGACTGGAAAATTATATGGTTTGATGATCCTAATTGGGATAATGTAAAAAAATGGAGTAGACTTAGATATAAAAACCAAGGCAAGTGGTGGGTTCCTGGAGAAGAAGATAATGACGAATTCACTCATTTTGTTGAAGGCATATTAGGTAACTGGACAGGATATGTTGAGGAAACTATATTTGATGTTAATTGTCTTGTGATAGACGACAGGCACGTTGTTGTTAACACAAGCAACCCTTATCTACTTGATAACTTGAAAAAGAATGGTATGGAACCCATAGTGTGTCCATTGCGTCATAGCTTCTTTTGGGACGGTGGCTGGCACTGTCTAACTTTAGATGTAAAACGTAAAGGTGGCCAAATTGACCATGGAATCTGATATAGGTAAATGGATTACTGAAAGATTAAGTGTAAATCTAAAAGAATTTAATGACTTACCAGCTTGTCCTTTTGCAAAACAAGCATGGGTTGAAGGTAAAGTTTTAACTTGCAGATTAGAAGCAAACAAATATCAAATTACCATGCCCGAATATTTTACAGCAGAATTAGAAAATTACACATATCATTGGCCTAAAGGCAAAGAAGTTATTGTACTAGGTACTGAACCTGAACATATAACACCGGAACAATTATCAGAAGTTGTTGAAAATTGTAACAAAGGATTCTTAGCTGAAAGAGGATATCTAGCTTTAGAAGATCATCCAACTGATCTAGAAACAGTTTCTGGTTACATTTTGAATCAAGGTACTTGGGCTTTAGTATTATTACAGCCTAAAAAGAAAATACTAGATGCAAGAAAAATACTTGAAAAGAAAAACTATTATAAAAATTGGGATCCAGAATATAAAGAAAGCGTTTTAAGCAGGTCCTAAGATTTCAAAACCCTTAATTTTTTTCTTGTATTCATGTGCTTCTCCTAAATACAAAAATTTAAATCCACGCTTCTTATAATATGCACATTCACTTTTAAGACTTTTTATTCCTAAAGCTAATTTAGGCTTTGCGTAATCCCAAGCAAATTGAAATGCTTCTACATTATGTTTATCATGCAGTATCATTATACTAAAAGCAACCAATTCTCCATTATGGTAATATCCTATAACTTCATTCTTTTCATACTCTGAATCAAACAAAGGCATCACGCTAGGAAATTTTTTGTACTTACAATATTGGTAATATATCTTATTAAGTTTTTCTATAGGTTTTTTTCTAAGAATCTTCTTATCTTCTAAAACTTCATAATCTGTTTTTGCTAAATCTATTCTAGCATACAGCATTACAGTATATCCTTTAAAATAGGAAACACTTTAGGAAATTCTTCCGTCCAGCCACGCCTTTCATTTACAAGGTTAAGATATTCTTTTGTTTCTGGTAACCTTGCACTCCAATCTTCACTATTCATAAAGTTTATTATTCCTTTATATCGCTTTAACCCGTAGGGAGCATTAAGAAACTGTTCTTTAGTAATATTGTTTTCCTTAACTCCTGTAAACTTTTGCCAGTTTTCTTCTACCCATGGATAGAATTCATTTTCATATTTTGCACTTATTTGTTTTTTAATATGTTCTGGTAAGACTTTCACATTAAGTTGAGGCGGCCAATATGCAAAATGCATGTTTACACCTCCTGCACCTAATGGCCAACTGTTTAACTTTTTAAAACCTGCATTTACTTTCCATTGAATAAATTCAGGTATGTAAGCAACATTCAATGCCATAATGGTTGTTGCTGTTGTTACTTCAACTTGTGGTGCTGTGTTATCCAGTTGCCAAAATACTTTTTCTTGATGTTCCCATTGGCTAGGAAACCTTATGTAATCATTCTGCCTTCCGTAAGCATCTATACTATAATGAAATCTCACACGCTTAAATTCTGCCCAAAGATCAAATAAATCATCACGCCATTCTACAGCATTTGAATTGTATCTTAATTCTATATTTTTTGCATGTCCCCTTTTAATACATTCTTCTAGTAATTCATAATGCTCATCAATAATTAAACTTTCTCCACCTGCAAAATACAATTGATACATGTGAGGAATTTGATCCATTAGGTCTTTCCAGAATCTTGGATTATTCTTATGCCAATTATAACTTGCTCCGTGATTTTGTCCTTTGTTATCCCAGGCACTTGTGTTTTTTAATTTTTCATTTTGTATTTTAGGGTTAATAGCCTTCCAATCTTTTATCCAACCTGTACTATCATGTGGTGAACACATTACACAACTCAATTGACATTTACTACCTAAACGCAAATCAATGTACCTAATCTTAGGTGGTATACTTCCATCTTCTTTTGTTTCCGATACTAATTCATCTATGTCGTATCTATGCCCCCAGTATTCTGTTTCCCAGTTTCGTTTAGACAAATGTCCTGCCGCTTCTTCTTTATAGCACTTCAAACATGACGCTGGCATATCTCCACGCAACATCATCTTTCTTACGTTACGCATATATGAACTATTCCATGCTTCTTCTAAAGTAGTGTGATTAAAATTTGCAGGGATGCCGTCATCATTTTTTACGACACCAACTTCTCCGCCGCCTATCTTTTTATTTGAATCAGGATCTTGTACCGAACTTGCATTTGATGTGCAACAGGTACGCATTTTACCATCTGGTCTACTGCTTAGATGTATCCAGGGAAGTACGCAAAATGTATCTGAGGGTAATTTTTTATCTGCCATTATATATGTACTTATCTTTACTGATATTGGCTATCTACAACATCGAACTGTTTGCTACATTTCATTGCACAAACTTTTAACCTGCCGTTACCACAACCTTTAATAGACCAACTGTCTTCAATCATTTCAAAAATTCCTGTTGAAAAAACTCCTTCAAGACCCACATTCAAAGCGTTAATAGCTTCTTTGCCTCCCGCACGATCTATAAACTGCCAAACTTGTTCTACCTTAGGATCTTTATGCCACCATTTATACATTCTACCTGCTGTCCAACAACACGGAAGAACCAACCCTTCTGCACTCAAATATATACTGCCGGTTGGTTTTACCCTACAACTAATTTCTGATACTTCGTAGTAGTTTTCCATACTTCCATATTTTTCTACAAGTTTGTCCATAGCACTATAAACTTCATTCTTATTTTCTTTTGATTTAGGTTCTTTAATTAATGTTGTGTTTTGACCTTTCCTGTTTATAGCTTGATGTTCGTCTTTTTTCTTTGTAACATGTCCTGTAATAAAACGAGAACTTTTCTTTACTATGAATTTTTCAAATCCCCATTCTTCACTTAATTTACGTGCTTCATCAACTTGGTGTTCGTTAAAATCAAAAACTAAAAAGTCCCATCTAGCTCTGCCGCCTGCTTCAATAAAACTTTTCATTGCTCTTCTAACTTTGCTCCATTGAACATTTTGTCTATACAGATGATTTGTATCTTCTAAACCATCGACACTAAAAATAACATTTCCGTTTCTACCGATAGTTTCCGCTAAAGATTTCCACCACTCTTCTTCTCTTGCACCTGCATTAGTATTCATGCTTAACCACATATCCTTATTGTGTTCTCTAAAATATTGTAAAACCTCAAGAGTGTGTTCTGCTATAATTGGGTCTCCGTGATTTCCGCATAGTTGCATTGCTTGTAATTGCTTAATCAAAGTAGGTTTAAATATTCTTTTTATATCATCTAGTTTAAGTTCAGCAAGAGTTAGATGTGGATTTAATTCTCCACCATTAATGTTTCTATCACACATGCTACATGCGGCTTGGCATTTTTGTGTAATTTCTAAATGTATCTGTCTAACGTCTTCTAATTTGTACATTACCTGATACCTATTCTCATAAATCTTTTATACTTTACTAACTCTAATTCACCTTCATATAAGGTCTCTGTAAGAGGAGACATTTCTGCAAATTCAACCAAATCATTTACACAATTTACATGTTCTTCAACTTCAAAAAAATTATTACTTTGTAAAACAATTAATTTACCTTTTGGTATTTTAGAATACCATTCTTTGAAATCTTTTATGTGTTCACAACTGGTATTAATGATTGTATCAGGTTTTTCTACAATAGGGTAACTCATTCTGTTATTTTTATTCGACCAATATTGCCATTTATGTTCATTATAATCTATGTCCATAATGTCCTGTGTAAGTGCTTTAAATTTCCATTCCTTTTGATACCACGGAAAATTAAAAGTCTCTGCTATCTTTACACATGTTTCATCAATGTCAAAACTCCTAATTTTATTAACTTTAAGTTTGCTTTCAAAAATCATAGTAGCCAATGTTGCATACCAACCTGCACACAAAAATACTGTACCTAGATCGGTACACTTTTTGCTTAATTCTGTCAACAACCAAATTTTACTTTGTAATTGACCTCTGCTTATACAGTCGGTATCAAAACTTTTATCGTGTTTAAACTTTCTTAATGCTTCAATAAACTGTGTATCTTTTTTGCCTTGTATTAATCTAAATAATGCATATTGATCATTGCTTACAATCGCTTTCCTTAAATCTGCAATAAAAGAAGAAGTAGGATATATTATTTCTAATCTATCTAAAAGTTCATGTGTTTCCATTAAACTTCTCCTTTAACCAATCAAAATCATTTATTCTTCCTAAATTAAAGCTGTTAGAAAGGCCAAACTCCACACCAGCCCTAGCACCTCGAATCGCATGTTCACCAAACTCTCTATCATGTCCCACGGTTGTCCAAGTCTTAAGTCTTTCATTTGTTTCATCCTCCTTTTGCCTGTCAATAGTCTTGCTTGACAGCTTTGCACATTCTCTAAATGCACTCTTCCATGTGTTAAACGGATCTGTGTTAAATGCTGTGATGTTAGATATTTGATCTAAAACTTTAAAATTATTTGAAATGCTTGTTGTCATATCATTAGTAGTAGTATCCATATTTTTTGTAAGCACTGTAGGAAATAATTTTACGCCGCCGTATCCGTATACTAAATCATTAATTGGGTTCATGCATCTATATACATGTACAGTATCTATATCTTCTGTCGTATAAGAAAAATCAAAGTCATCAACAATAACAGCATCTCCATCAACAACAAAAAAATAATCAGTACTTACTAATTTAGATGCTTGAACATGTGCATTATGTATACCTTTTACATTTTTTACACGTTTAATTCTTTCGCCATACACTCCTACCTTGTTAAAACGATTATATAAACTTTCAAAATTATCTTCTGCATTAGGTTCGTGATAACTTATAAAAACTATATCATACATGATTTACATTCTCTAAAAAAGTCTTGAAGTTCTGGAAATGTTTCCATAAAATTGGTGCCGCGTCTTTTATCATACTGCTTGACATATTCAAAAAACATTCTTCGACCTTCAATTGCTATCTGTTCAAATTCTTTTGGATTAGCTAATCTATGATTAAGATCTTTTATGATTCTTTTCAGCTTGTCAATTTCCCTGTAAGAAAATCCGTTACCAGAGCCTTCATCATTAAATGTTTGGTATTGTTCCATAAAATCCACACACGGAAATAAAAACTTTTTTACCATAGCTTTGGTTGCTATCTTTCCATCTAAAAATCCTGGATTCCTTACGAAAGGAATATCAACACTTACTCTATTTTTAAATTGCTGTTTAAGTGTTAGCACATATTTTAAAAAAGGTAAAAAGGTAGGAAAACTAAAAATATTAAATGCGGCCATTACGCTCATTCTACATTGTACAGCATCATAATCATAGTGGCCCGTCTTATCATAAGTTCTTGTTTCTTTTAAATAATGTTTTACGTTATCAACAAATAATCCCCAGTCCATTCCAAATCTACTATATTCTTGTTGCTTACCTTTTGCTTCTGCACTTACAAATAATGTAAATTCTTTAATACATTTTTTATCCTGTAACATTTTTATTCTTTTTACAAACTTCTGCCACATATTTCCAGGTGGACAAGCATTGCTATTGATTGCAAATTCTAAATTTGGCTGTGGATTTTCAATTAAGTAATCTATTACCTTAAATGTGTGTTTGCTTAAAAGAGGCTCACCTCCTGTTATTCTAAACGTAGTCATATGCTTAACTGCTTCAGGGAACCATTTCCAAAATGCTTCTATATAGGGATTATCTTCTCTTTCGGGTATTTGTGTTTGATATTCGTTTGGTTCGTTATATCTCCAATTAATCATACTAAATGTGTACGGACCATGTTGTTTTATTTCATCCATCCATTTACTACTAAAAGCAGGACCACAATATCCGCACTTAAAGTTACATACGTTTGAAAAACTTACTTCAACGTACCTTGGATAAAAGTCTTCGTTTCCTGTAGACTTAGAAATTTTATGAAACATTGGCCAACTAAATTCATCTCGGCTTTTCCAAACTCTGTCACTAAATTTATCTGTGTTATCTTCAATTCTCCAGCAATAATCACATTCACTCGGACGTTCTCCTGATAGCATTTCTTTACGTCTATCTTTTTTAAACCTTGTATTATGCAATACGTTAGGATTTTTCTTTACTTCTTCTACTGGAATAGTATGAGCTCTTACATGATGACAACTATGATTTAAACCAGAACCTAAATGAATAGTGACCTGTGTCCATTTTGCTAAACAAAAACCACAACCTACGCTATCTAGTTTTTCTTTAACTTTTTTAGGATCTGCGTATTCCATATTACTCTCTGTCTATAAACTGTTGGTCTGCACTACGGCTTGGATTCTGATAAACAGTTTTAAAAAATGCACTCTGCTCTTCGTTCAATGGTTGGACAGCGATTGGTAATTCTAATCTGTTTGTAAGCTGGTC